ATGGACGTCCATTGCACTTTAGCGAGTGACGATGCGGTTATTGATGTTGGTTATGGGGCTGGGGTAGCTGAAGAAGGCATTACCTTTGGTATGGCTGGCGATAAAAACACCATGACCATAGGTGCGGATGGTGACGGTATGCATTCATTGCATGCTGACAATTCTGGCCAAGTCACTGTTCGACTTTTAAAGACTTCTCCAACGAATGCCAAGTTAATGAATCTTTATAACTTACAAAAGGTAGATACGCGTAAGTGGGGCAAAAATACTATCACTATGAATAACTCTGCTTCAGGTGATAATGCGACTGCCACCAAGTGTGCATTTAAAAAGGTTCCCGACTTAGCCAATGCTAAAGATGGCAGCATGCTGGAGTGGGTATTCGACTCAATCAAAGTCGATTTGAAGTTAGGTACATACGAATAAGGTTTTTATTATGGAAATTAATGGAATTGAATACACAATCGGCCGCTTAAATGCGGTCGATCAGTTTCACGTATCCCGAAAAATTGCACCCATCGTACCTAAGCTAATGCCGATCATTGCAGAGGTCGCAAAAGGTGACTTAGCTAAAGTCATTGATTCACTCAGCGAAGAAGAAAATGGTGATCTAACTGAGCTACAGCCTTTAGCTGATGCATTGTCGCCATTCATGGAGGCAATAGCTCAGATGCCTGAAGAAGATGTCAATTTCATCATCTTTAAGTGTTTGAGCGTTGCTAAGCGTGGCGGTGCTGTAGTTTGCCGTAATAACTCAATTATGTTCGATAACCTTGGTATGACTGAGCTATTACCTTTAGTCATTGCAACGATTCGGTTAAACCTTGGAAATTTTATTCAAGGGTTGCTTATGAAGGCATCGAGCATGCAGAAGCAACCTCAATAAACTTTAAAAGCTTGCCGGATGAGTCAGATTGGCTTATGCGACCAGTGATTAAAGGCATGTGCAAATACGAATCGTTAATAAATGGGAGGCTAGATCTTGCTGATGTAGCCCTCATGAATGACGCGCTCGATGTCGTAGCAGATAACGAATATCTGCTTAACCAGGAGCGCGAAAGAAAAAATAAATAATGGTGGTCTCATGGCTAAAAATGGTGTTGTCCGTGATTTTTTGGTTTCACTAGGATTTGATACAGATAATTCAGGTCTAGCTAATATGAAAAGTGCCATGGATGGCATTGAGTGGAAAGCTAAGGCCTTAAATGGTGCTTTGATGGCTTTGGCAACTGGTGCAGTACTCGCAGTACGTCAAACGGCCAGTGAGCTAGATAAGCTTTATTTTTCATCTCAGCGTATTGGCGCCAGTGTTACCAACATTAATGCCTATGGGAACGCCATTGCTCAGCTTGGTGGTAGTGCAGATGGTGCCATAGGGTCTTTAGAGTCCCTTGCGGAAAAGATCCGAAATTCACCAGGCTATGAGGGGCAACTTAAGAGCCTTGGTGTAAGCACTCGTGATGCAAACGGTGCAATGCGTGACCGTGTTGAAGTCATGAAGGATCTAAGCGGCGTTTTAACAAAGATGCCAGCTTACCAAGCGAATGCTTATGCTAATTCTCTTGGTATCGATCAAAAAACAATGTTGGCTATGCGAGATGGTAAATTCATCTCAAATATGGAGAAATACCAGAAGATCCAAAAAGAACTCGGAATGAATGATGACCTGGCTAAGTCAGGTAATGAGTTCATGACTGAATATCGTGACCTAACAATGATGACGAAAACAGGTTTTCAAGTCATCGTTATGCAAGCCGGTAAAGCTCTTATTCCTATCTTGCGCTTGCTTAATCAGTTAATTCAGGCGGGCATTCATGCGTTTTCACAGTTAAACCCGCAAATCAAAGAAGGTTTGGCCATTGGTCTTCGCTTTGCAATGCTGGCTTTAATGTTTAGCGCTATGGCCAAGTCTTTAGGGCTGGTGCTTAAGTTTATACCGGCACTGAAAACCTTTATCGGGTTACTGAAGTTATTCAGACTAGCTTTCCTCGCTTCACCGATAGGCATTATCTTGGCCTTAGGTGCAGCACTAGCCTTGCTCTATGATGACTATAAAACGTGGCGAGACGGCGGCAAATCACTATTTGACTGGTCTAAGTGGACCAATGGTATTGATACGATTATCAATAAGATTAAAGATTTTCTAGATATTCTTAACAAAGTTAAAGATAAAACGGTCGAGTTTGTTCAGAAGATTATTAAGGATCCAGCTGGAGCACTTAAAGAGGTTGCTACAGAAGTACAGCAAGGCGTACAAAAAGCGAAGAACGCCGTACAAAATTATGTAAATCCTTCAGATCCGAGTAAGGCTACCCCTTTACAAAACAAAGTCTCAAGCGCTTCACATGCTGTTAAAGGTGCCATTGAACAGAGTGTCGCAGTAGCTGCGGGAGTTGCTAAGGCTACAGTGGGGGCTGTTAAAGGTGCGGTTGGTTCACCAGGAACCTCTATAAGTGGTATGAAGGGGTCTACGCTACATTTGTCAAAACAAGATATTGAAGATTTAATTAAAGTTACCTCCACAGAGGTTGTTGGATCTTTGAAGGGCGATGCATTTGCCAAGCAGACTCAAGGTGTTGTAGATACAATTCTTAATCGTGTTGCGTCAGGCAAGTGGGGCAGTTCAGTACGAGATGTAGCAAATGCTCGACGCCAATTTAGTAAGATAACAGGGCCGAAATCTTACAAAACAAAAGATGGTAAGACAATTAATCTTAATCCTTATGGTAGTGTGCAGAATATGCCGAATAAGGATGTAAATCCGAGAGTAAGAGCTGAGGTTCTAGCATATCTAGAGGAAAGATCTAATGGAAAATCATCAATTGTTGGAGAGCACTTAAATTATGCAAATCCATATTCTTCAGACAAAAAGAATAGAAAGGCATGGGTAGATGCTTTTTATGCAAAATCACAAAAAGAGGGAATGGTTTTTGGATCAGGTAGGGCAATACATGGGCATGGTACAACTAATGATTTAATTAAATTTAAACCAAAGCCATTTAATATCTCAATCCGAGATAATAAGTTGCCAGGTAATGTTGGTATACCATCAAGTAATATCCAAACATTTGCCCCTCCAGCAGGTAACCCTCATAAATCTCAGATCAATAACTCTAATGCCATGACGGCAAGCAATATTGTAATTAATCAGAGTTATCAAACCGATATGACGATTAATGGAGCCTCAAGCCCTATAGATTCGGCGAATGCTGTTAAGCGTCAACAACAAAATGCTATGACGTTTATGGCAAGAGGAGCAAAAGGGGTACTGGTTGGTTAGTTAAGCTGATTTTTTAAGAAGTTAATTCGCTGTTCTATTAACTCGGCTTGACATGCTAAATCATAAGCTACTTGTCCAGAACTATATCCTGCATCGGCTAGAGTAAAGTCACCACACTGCAATTCTTTATATTTTAACCAAGCTTTTTGGGCATTATCTAGCTCTTGTTTAGCGTCGGTTTTTTTATAAAGTTTTGCGTATGTGCTATTTAAATCTTTTTTAAGTGATGTAATTTCACTAGATAGACATTGTTGGATTTCATTTGAGGTTTTTGGGTCATTACAATTGGCCCAAGCAATAATACTTAATAAATAAGTGAAAGCAAAAAGCATTAGTTTCTTCATTATTCATGTTCTCAGATAGTTTGAATATGAGTTTGTCTAGTTAAGATTGTATTTGAAACACTTTATGTTCATATTGCAATATTAACTTTAATATCCTTATGTCTAATTAAAGGAGAAACTTGTGAAAAGACTAATAATTGTAGCGATTTCTTTATTAACAATAACATTGAATGTTCATGCAGAAATGATTAAAGCTAGTGAGGTTAATGATAGGGAAAAACAAGATATTTGCACATCTAGAACCACTGCAAAAAAGAGGATTGATGATTTTCTTATTGATTCAAAATATGTAGGAATTGTTCGCAGTAAACACCCAGATGCTACTTTCATAGCAATTGAAAAAGGATCTCCTACATTGGTCACTTGTTATTTAAGAGAAGGGACAGGAAAATTTGAACCAGCTTTATATCAAGGGACATCAAATAAAGATGTCTGGAAAGTAATTAAGCCAGAGAATCCCATTGATATTGATACTCTAGAAGGTAAAAGGTTGGCTACTAAAATATGCAAAGAAGCTGTTATAACTAAATTAAAAGACCGCAATATTTTAAAGGTTACTGCATCTACAACTAATGAGGTTCTTAATGAGTCTGGTGTGCTACATCACATAGGAACTAAAGTTGGAGCAAATCAAGCTAGAAAGTACGATATTCTTGCTGATGGAGATATTATTTTTAATGAATCATCTAATGGCATTGATAAAAATACTGGTAAATACAAATGTTTATTAGATCCATCATTTAAAATTAAGGACATAGAAATTAGTAACAAGTAATTGATCAATTAGTCAAAAAATTATTACCCACCAATCGGTGGGTTTTTAGTACCTATTAAATTCAAAAATAGAAACATACGTATAAGAGATAACTTGAAATAAGTCGCTTTCGAGCGGCTTTTTTATTGTTTGGAAACCGGGCAGGAGGAATCTTCAAATTGGTTTTCATATCCTAATTAAGCAAAAACCCCAGTGCTGGAACACTGAGGTTTTTCAATCCTACTTAACCGACGAGATCAAGGAGAAAGTATTTCGTATGGATGATTTTATCAAAGTTTTAGGCGTGTGTCTAAAGGAGTTAAACGAAATGAAAGCTTGGAGATTTATTGCAATTCTATTAACAGTCATTGCTTGTACATATATTTGGAAAATGTAATGCAACTAAATATTTAAACCGACTTGTAAATGGTCGGTTTTTTATTGTCTGGAGAAAAGCATGGCAATAAGTACATTACTTAATGGTGCCCTAGGATCAGGCGTAGCCATATCAAATTCTGAGATTGTAGGTTCACTTTTACTATCTGGTCGCGGTCGTACAATCATGGGACTTTTTGCAGATGTAACTATCGAAGAAAAGCATAAGGATGAACTTAAGGTCACGGAACACCCTACGGAAGTTGGTGCACCAATTTCAGATCATGCTTACAAGGAACCGCCTGAAATTACGATGAAAGTGGGTTGGTCTGAAAGCGCAGGCACACTTAATGGCTTTTTGGGAAATACTATCCTTGGTGGTAATACTAGTTTATCTATTGTTTATCAAACTTTATTACAGCTACAGGAAGAAGCTTTCCCGTTAATCATTTCCACAGGTAAGCGTTTATATACAAACATGCTTATTAAGACACTTGGATGTACTACTGATCTACAAACTGAAAATGTTTTGATGATCGATATTTCATTTAAAAAGGTTTTAATCGTCAGTACAGAAACAGCGTTGGTCGCCATTGAAAATCAAGCTAGTCCTGAAGCAACGGCAGCAGTTAACAACGGCGGTACCGTGCAAACAAAAGAAGTAAGTACTTCTGTTTTAGGGCAGTTATTTGGTGGCGCCCAAGTAGGTGGAGGGTGGGAAATTAACAACCCATTTGGTGGACCATGATCTATGAAATACCGCTCAATAATGGCAATCAAAAATTTAGTACCAAGTTAGGCGGAACGCAATATAAGTTGCAACTTATTTACCGTGTAGATACTTGGTTCTTAGATATTTTTGATAATGCCGAAAATCCTTTAATTGCTGGTTTACCTTTGTTGATGGGAGATAATTTGCTTATCCAACATCAACATATTATTAGTGGTTCATTGTATGTTCTAAATACTAATGAAGATGAAATCCAGCAATTCACCGATTTAGGTACGATGATAAAACTGTTTTGGAGTGACTCATGACAATTCAGTGGATGCGTAACTTTAAGCTAACCATACAAGTAGATAAAAATGCCCCCGAAGCTCTAGATTTCTCAGACTTCAAAATAACTTTTGTAGTAAGCCAGGGAACGACTGAGCAGCCTAAGGCGGCAGAGATCTATATTTATAATCTGTCTCATCAAACTATGAACCTTTTGGCTGGGGGTGATGACTCAAAAAAAGATACGCAAGTGATTTTGGCGTGCAGCTATGGTGACGATGAGCCGCAAATTATATTTAAGGGCAGTGTTTTCCAATTTAAACGTGGTCGCAGTAGTCCAGTAGATACATATCTTTGTGTTTTAGCTATATCAGGCGACCAGGTAAAAAGCGCCATAATAAATCAGTCTGTACCTGCTGGCACTTCTATTCAGGGATTAAGCGAGCTCATTGGGGAGGAAGTCAAAAAGTACGGTATTGATGTTGGTGAAATTGCAGCATTAAGCGAACAAAAATATCCCCGTGGCCGTGTTCTTTTTGGGAGTTTGCATGGTTATATCGAAAAGATTGGACAAGAGAATAACGTCACTTATGACTATTCAGATGGTGTTTTAACCTCGACTGAACTTGATAAGTGGACACTTCAACCCATGTTCGTTTTGAAAGCAGATACGGGTTTGGTTGGGATGCCTCAGCTTACAAGTGAGGGTTTGGTCGTTAAATGTTTGCTCAACCCCAAGCTAAAACGTAGAGATCGTATTCAAATAGATTTATCAAATTTGCAAACTGAGAATTTTGATATTGCTTATGGTGGGCAGCAAGTTGACCAGCCACAGAAGACTAGAAAACTAGCTACAAATTCAGATGGTATTTTTGTTATTCAAGCCATTGAGCATAGTGGCGATACACGTGGGGATGAGTGGTACACAAATATGGTTTGTACAGCTCTTGGGGCTGTGGTACCGAAAAGCGGAATTACCATCACCGCAAGAGATGATAATTGGACTCCAGAGCAGGAGACTGAATAAATGGCGTTATCAAATAATGAACGTGCTCCTGAACTGTCAAATATTGTCAAAGATGCAGTTAGAGAGGAAATTTTAGCGATTTGGACTAATCTTCCTTGTGAGGTAGTTAGTTATGATCCAGATGCTGTGACGGTAGAAGTAAAGCCATTAATCCGTGTGCCGGTGCGAACTCCTGAAGGCAGTATCAAGATGATTGAAATTCCGATACTGCAAGATGTTCCTGTGATGTTTCCGTGCGCTGGCGGCTTCACAATAACTCATCCTATCAATGTAAAGGATGAATGTGTAGTTAGCTTCTCATCTCGCAATATCGACCTTTGGTGGCAATCTGGTGGGGTTCAAAATCCTTTTGACACTCGACACCATGATTTATCCGATGGCTTTGCTTTCTTTAAGCCTCAATCTCAAGCCAAAAAGATTAAAAATATTTCTACAGAAAATCTGGAAATTAGATCCGATGACAATGCGACTAAGATCCAAATTACACCAGATGGAATTATTAACTTTTTTGGAAAGAAAGCAGTTTTCGATTGTGACGTCGAAATGAAAAAGTCATTAACTGTGAATGGGCTTATTAAGTCACTTGAAGATGTTGTGGCCAAGACTGTAAGCCTCATTAGTCACCTTACAACAGGTGTTAAATCTGGTCCTGATACTTCAGGTCCACCACAACAATAGAAATTAATTAGTAATCAATATGAGGGGCGCGAAAGCGTCTTTTTTTATGCGCTATAGAAAACTTTCAAGTGACGGCGACTATGTCTTCGGATCTGGCAAGAATGATTTTCTTGTTAATTCTCCAGAGGCAGTAGCGCAAGCAATTCTCACGCGCTTAAAACTTTGGCTTGGCGAGTGGTTTGCAGATACATCGGACGGTACCGGCTGGAATCAATCCATTGTTGGTAAACATTCAAAAAATCTTTATGAACTTACTCTTCACCAGCGTGTACTTGAAACACCAGGCGTAAAAAGCATTGTTGATTTTCAAAGCGCATTAGATCCAGACACGCGCCGTTTAACTGTATCGATGACAGTAAATACGATATATGGCGAAGCATCTCTTAACGGGGACTTAACAACATGACTTTAACAACTATAGCGCCGGTAATTACTGATGCTGGTGTCAGTGCACCGACATATTATGAAGTCGATGACTATTTTAAAACTAAGTACAAAGATATTTATGGTGAAGATACTTATTTAGAAAATGATAGCCAAGATGGTCAAATGATTGGTGTTTTTTCGCGTGCAATTGCTGATGTGAATGCTTCATTTATTCAGCTTTACTCTACATTCTCACCAAAAACAGCGACTAAAGATGCTCTATCAAGAAATGTGGCCATTAATGGTATTTCACGTCAGCTACCTACATTTTCAACAGTAGATCTAGAAATTACGGGCACACCCGGAACTGAGATAAAAAAAGGGTATGCACTTGATCGAAATGGCAATCAATGGATGTTTCCGGATCTGGTAACCATTCCAGCGTCAGGTATTGTTGTTATTACAGCTAAGGCGAAAAAGCCAGGTGCAATATTAGCGCTGAGCAATACCATCACAACCATTGGTAAACCTACCCGAGGTTGGAAAGGGGTAAATAACCCTGCAACTTCTTCTTTAGGTATGCCGGTTGAACTTGATGCAAAGTTACGACAACGCCAAGCGCTTTCCGTGGCAATTCCATCGCAATCTAAGACGGATAGCATCAAAGGTGGGCTTTTTAGTTTAGCTGGGGTTTCACGTTGTAAAACTTATGAAAATGACAGCGATACAGTCAATGATTTAGGGATGCCACCTCATAGCTTATGTGTGGTTGTTTCTGGTGGCGATGCAAATGAAATTGCTGATCTTATGCGGGTTAAGAAGAGCCTAGGTTGCGGATGGTTTGGCAATGTAAATGTAACTGTCATTAATGTATTTGGTGATCCGGTAACTGTGTCGATATACCGTCCAAATATTAGAAATATCAGCTTCAAGCTAAATATTGTGGGCTCGTCTGAATACACCAAAGAGATTGAAAACACTATTAAGCAAAACCTTGCTGATTACGTTAACCAACTCGATATTGGCGATCGGATCATGCTCAACAAGCTTTATATTCCTGCTGGGCTGTTTGGAAATTTAGACTCAGAAAAATATCAGATAGATTCTATAGACATCATTGTTGACGGCGTTGTTATCGATGGTAATTACAGTCTCGCATTTAATGAAGTCGCTTATTGTGACTCAGGCAATATCGAGATTAACACCTCAGGAGGGTTCTAGGTGGACGCAAGCAAATATGTGGCCCTCTTAACCAGTCAGCATCGAGATAAGCCAAAGTTCAGAAAGACAGTCGAGGTATTAATAAATCCTTTAATTGATTGTCTTGAGTTTCTGAATGGTCTTAACGATAAGTTTGATCTTGATACTGCTACCGGTGACCAATTGCAAATTATCGCTGATTGGGTGGGAGCGCCTAACTCGATACCCAATGCGGTACCAGTTCCATTTTTTGGATTTCAAGGTCAACCAGGTTCTTTAACTTGGCATGATACTGAGTATCCGAATATTAAATCAGGCTATTGGCGTGAGTCGGGAATGAGCGGTTATACGGCTTTAGCGATGTCACCCCAGCTTTTCAAAAAAGTAATTAAAGCCAAAATTTTACTTAATAAAAGTGATTGTTCCGAGCAATCAGCTAAAGAAATTATTTCTCTCGTAATTGATAAGCGTTTCAAGTTTAAAGACAACTTAAACATGACGATAACTTTCACATTTTTAGAAAGTTACGAAGTTTTTGAGCGAGAGCTAGTTAAATTAATGTTTCCTGTACCGTCAGGTGTAAGGCTGATTTTCGAGGGTGAAGATGAGTATTGAAAAATTAACAGAGTTCGCAAAGCTTGCAGATGAACACAATAGTCACAAGGACGGGTTAGAACTTGATAAAGGATTCCCTTCATTAACTCAACCAGTTCGTCAGTGGTTTAATTGGCTGATGAATTTATTAACCAAAAAAATCAATGAAATTATTGATGAGCTTAGTGATACTTCAAATTCTTTTCAAAAGCAACTCGATGAAAACTCAAGTGCTTTTCAGCAGCAGCTTGATAATAGTATTGGGCTAATTAGTATCTGCCCATTTCCTGACGTTCCTGTAGATCATCGTGAATGTATAGGTGAAACTTTATTAATTGCTGATTATCCAAAATTATTTGCAAAAATTGGAACTACTTATGGTGGAAATGGTACCACGGATTTTAAAACCCCAGATTATAGGGCTTTATTTGTTCGAGGATTGGATAGTGGGAAAAACGAGGATACGGGTCGAGAAATAGGTACGGTTCAAAATGAAAGTGTAAAGCTTGACGGAACATTTGCAACAATTCAGCCTGACTCATTTTCAAACACTGGCGTTTTTTCCATAGCTGCAAGTAATACTGCTGAAATTGGTGGAGCTCCTGCACCTTACAATCATAATGTTATAAATATGACGTCAGGTACTGAAACTAGACCAAAAAACATATCAGCAAAATATGTGATTAAAGTTAAATAATCGAACTTGATATATACCGCCGCAGGGCGGTTTTTTGTTGCGTGGAGATCCAGATATGGCAACAAATTGGAATACATTATTAGCAAGCATTACGAATGCCGCTGATATATTGGCTATATTAAAGAAAATTTTGCCTCTTCTCGATGGTAAGGTTGATTCGACTGCAATTGATGAACTCCTTGCTCAACTTAATAAGGTCGCTGAAGACGGTAAAATTACGATTAAAGAAGCATTGGAAAAAGTCGATTTCCTAGATCAAAGGATTGATGAACGTACTAACGCATTTGATGACGCAATCGCAGCCGCAGCCGCAGCAGGTGCGGGGGCAAACGGTTGGACTGATCTATTAATTCAGACTGAAGATGGATCTAACCAACGCCTTTTAAATCAAAAGACATTAAAAAATGGTGAATATGGACCACTTTTAGGATCACCAGTAAAGCTAAAACTCAACCCAATAATGGCCAGTTTTCTATATGGTATTAGTGATCCAACTCACAAAGACGATAATTTAAATATTTTCCGTGGATTAAATAATCCGGATGCTTGGCATGACTCCAATATCGCAATTGGTGGGTTTGGGATAGGAAGAAATAATGTTCCTTTTGCGTACCTTGGGAATGCCTTCGGTCATGATTGTATTGCATACGGAGTTGCATCTTTAGTTGGTGGAGCTGGGTCATGTACTGGTAATCCTGATGTACCTTCTGATGGGACTTTTTATGGATATTGTTCTTTTGCTTGGGGGAAAGATACACAAGCACGAAGACGTATTTCAAATGCCATGGGGCATTTATGTTTGTCAGATGGTATGTATTCATCTACTGATGGTTATAAATCAATCGCAGGTGGAACACAGCCTTCACATCCTGATTATGATCTGTACGGTGGGGATGGTGCTGATGGAACTTCATCGCGTGCACATGGCTATCAAGCAGAAGCATACGGAAATTTTGCATTTTCGTATGGTTCATTCATACAAGCTTTTAATGGAGCTCAAGCGATCGGCAGGGGCTTACTACAAAATGGTAATGTAAAACCATTACGAGTAAGCAAGCGTGGTTTAGGTTTAGGCTACAATGTTTCCAAACCCACAATCTTTTGTAAAGAGGGTAACGGGATTGAGGCTGATGGTGCTTGGATTGGTTTTAATAATGATGTTCCGATGTCTCGCTATGATTTTAGATATGGTGAATCTGATACGGTAACTAATGTAATTGAGTCCATTTCAGGTAATGGTATTTTAGCTAATGAAGTTAAAGGACTCATGGGCGATGGAACATACAAAAGCTTACACAATATTATCGTTACGCATCCTAATGCCGGACAGCCTTACGGGATTGTTCAATTTCGATTAAATGGCGTTGAATACTTAACTGTAGATGTAACAAGAAAAGCTAGTTTCGCGCGAGAAATTGAAACAACTGCTGGCCTTATAGTTGCGGGAGATCGTGTAGTTGGTGGGCAAATGCCTGCAATTGCAGATTTACCCCCTTCAGCAACTTTAGAGGATGTTATTGCAACAGTTAATACAATGTTGGCAGCTCTTAGAGCTGGCACTGGTCATGGCTTAATAGCTAAATAATCATTTTTCACAGCACCCTAATCGGGTGCTTTTTTATGTCCGATTAAGGGGCGCTGTATGTCAGATAATCAGCAAATTATAGATACGTCAACAGCTTTGGCGACAAGTAAAGCTGCAACATACGGGGGTAGTGCAGTGAGTGCTGTTTCAGCATGGGTGGGTTCAATCGATCTAGCATTTTGGGTGAGTATCATAATTGCTATTGGTGGTTTTGTTATGAACTGGTACTACGCTAGACAAAAAAATAAACGTGATGAAATTGCACATAAGGCTTATTTAGAAAGCCTAAAAAATAAAGGTGAGTGTAATGTCAAACAAGACTAAATTTGCAGTAACTATCCTAGCAGCTTCGGCTGCTTTTTTTACGTCTTTAATTGGGCATGAGGGGTATAGTTCAAAGCCTTATTTAGATAGCGGCAACGTGCCCACCATTGGGATTGGCTCAACTAAATATGAAAACGGCACTTCGGTCAAAATGAGTGATAAACCTATTACTAAAGAACGAGCAATTCAAATCTCTAAAGCTCATATCTCTAAAGACGAGGTTGCATTTCGCAAGTCTTTGCCAGGTGTAAAATTAACACAAACGGAATATGACGTTTATTTAGACTTCGTTTACAACTTCGGGCAAAGCAGCTGGAACCAATCTTCAATGCGCAAGCTATTACTCCAAAACAAGCCGCGGCAAGCATGTGATGCACTATTTAAATGGAAGTACGTAGCTAAGCGTGATTGCTCTATCCGTTCAAATGGCTGTTATGGCGTTTGGGCTAGACAATTAGATCGTCATTCGAAATGTATATCTGTAAATTAGGTATTTTTTTATCTAATTTGCTATTAAAAAATAGTGCTTTGCCATAGTTTAGAAAATCTATGGTAAAGCACTATCTAAGATAATTTAAATTTTGTGATTAATATTTAATTTCAATTACTAATACTTATCCTATAAGTATTAGTAATAATTTAAAAGTATATATTTTTACTCCATCATTGCCTCAATTGATTTAATATATTCAATGAACATTGCTGAATATTCACTAGACTTACTACATTGCTGCTTCTTTAATGCATCCAGTAAGATTTGTCTTTTATCTAAGGGAATATTTTTATTAAAAAGACTTCTTAAAGCTGAGCAGACAGTTTCAAGTCTTACTTTACGATTTTCAAGTAATTCTGATCTATTTAAGTCTAATATTTGCTTTGCATAGTACCCATTATCTGTTTTTTCTAAAATAATAGTTCCTGCAAAATGTAAGTGTTCTGACGGTTCCATTTTGTAAGGATCAACCATAAGCTCTATAGGTGTCGTGGATTTATTTTGATTACAAATCTCACAAGCCAGAGTTAAATTTTCCCATTCAAATCTTTTGGATTCATCTAAAGTCTTTGGAGAAATATGTTCAATATCACCATGATGAACATGTCTAAATTTACTTTCACAATACGCACATTTTTCTGAGGTTTCTCTAAGAATTACTTCTTTTATATCTGTATGGCTATATCTTGTCTTTAGATATTTAGTCGACTCTTTGCCTTCGGAAATGTTTTTTAGATGTTGAGCAGTCCACTTTTCTGCATTATTTTTTAATATTTGGGGTTCTGGTAGTTTTGTTAATTTAATCATTGAAGGTGTTCTCCACAATGCTTTTTATTGCATCAGGATAAAATTCCTCTAAACCAGCAATTTTTAATTGTTGCTTTAAACGTTCCAGACCTTCAGTTGTAATATCTGTTGAACCAAATTGTGAGCAAATCCTTTGTAATTCAGCATCTGCCCATTTAGGTAATGTAACAGGTACGCCTAAAACTTCATGAAGGATATCTTGTGCGGTAGCCGCTTTTTGAGTCAAATCTAGCTTATATGCTTTTACTTTTCGTTTACCACTTTCTAATGAAGATTCATTTCCTAAATCACTATATTTTAATGCATAGACATTGGAATCTTTCACTGATGAAACTATAAATGGACTATGTGTTGCTACAATGAATTGGGCATTTGGAAATGCTGCTGTAAAATCATTCAATAATGTTCGCTGCATTGAAGGGTGTAAGTGGTTTTCAGGTTCATCTAAGGTAACTACAAATTCATTTTTGTCTTGAGAATATAAAAAAATTTGCCATGCCATATCTATAATTGAAAGAATACCGCCAGAACATGCGTCTAACAGGAACTCTCCAGTTTCTGTTTTTAGTAATACATTAGGAATTCTTATTATTATATCCTGAAAACCTAGATCTTCCGGCAATACCTGCTTTAAAATGTTATTAAAATTGATAAATAGCGATTCAATATTTTTATTATTTTCAATAAAATTATTACCTTGGCCAAATGCGGCCATTGAAATTAATGCTTCTTTCATTTTTAATAATGGTGTTTTATCAGTGTATTCTGATAAGTATATACTTTTGTTTTGAATATCATAAATATTGAATGCCTTTTCTGCATTCATTGGATCTACAGGAATTGATTCCATTTTAGAATACTTGGGTGGTGGTCTATGGGAATTAACATGTAAACCATCAATATTTTGCTGATTAAAAATATTGAAGAATTGAATTGGACTCTGATTATTTTGTTGTTGCGAAGGTAGTAGAATATATCCAGTTCGATTGTTGGAATATGTTATTTCGCCTAATATTGCATCATCATCATATGTTATTTTTTCACCAGTTTCATTTTTTATTGGCTTAAAGTTAGATTTATAAACATAGGCCCCTTGATGTTTTTCTAAAATAGGTGTCGCTAAAATAATATTGCTCCAACCATAATGATTAGATATAAATTTAAGTATAGTTGTTTTTCCTGAACCATTAGCACCAGTTAGAATTGTAACATTTTTATGGAAATCAATTTCCACTTTCAAAAATTGTTGCCATTCACTTATCTTGATTGAGTTAAGCTTCATAATTTATTCGCTCGATTTTTTTTTAAATCATATCATTAACTAGATTATTTTCATAAGTTACATAATTGTTATTAATATTTTTAATCAGAAATAATTAATAACTCATCCCACCGAAATGGGTTTCTACTCAACTTATCCCGCGACATCGACCAGTTTCGATTGGGGATAAAGCAGGGGCCTACTCCAATTTTTTTCTTTCCAAATTTACTATGGATACCATCCATAGCTTGCATTAAATGCTCTTTCTTCTCTATGTGTTTAAAATCAGTCAATAAGTCATAAGTATGGCCTGACTTGGGCTCTAAACTAGTTAATATTACTCCGCACTTCTTATATTTAATTCCTTCTTTGTAGATCTCGTTTAACATCCTTGTCGCAGCTTTAACGAAGTCTAGAGCGCAATCGGTGGGTTCAGAAAATGAACCGGTAATTGATTTATTGTAAAAAGGCACATTCTGATCGAATGGATTTGACTGTACGAAAGCAATCATGCAGCCGCATAAAAGCTCTTCATCACGTAATCGTTTACACGCATCTTGAGCGTACATTGAGATGGCTTCTTTTAGATCCGTTAATTCAGTTACGCGGCCACCGAAAGACCGGCTTGCAACTATTTGCTTTTTAGATGGGGGAGTATGCTCTATCTCAATGCATGAGATACCCTGTAATTCGTATATCGTGCGAGCCATAACTATAGAAAAACGTTTTTGCATCTCGCGTGGTTCGGCACAAGCTAAATCGAGCACCGTATTGATTCCCATGCTTTGCAATTTTTTGGAATGTTTTCGACCGACACCCCAAACTTCCGAAACATCTACCTGAGCAAAGTAATACTCTTTGTTGCACGGATCCATATTTACGAGATCACACACACTGTTAAAACCGGGATTCTTCTTTGCAATGTGATTTGCTATCTTTGCTTCTGTTTTACTTCTTCCTATTCCAACGCAAACAGGTAAACCTAGCCATTTCCATATTTGCTGGCGCATTTGCTGCCCGACTTTTTCTAAGTCAAAGTTCTTTTCATAGGCGGTGAAATCAACGAAACATTCATCAATTGAATAAGGTTCAACCTCTTCATCTGTAACATACGAAGCAAGGATCGTATGAAAGCGCCGTGACATTTCTGCATACATTGCATAGTTGCTTGAAAGTACAATTACGTTATGGTGCTGAACAATGTCTTTAATTTGGAATAGCGGCACACCCATCTTTATATTTAGAGCTTTGGATTCGTTGCTGCGCGCCACGGCGCACCCATCGTTATTGCTGAGCACAATAACAGGCTTATCATTCAAAAATGGGTCAAAGACTCTCTCGCATGAAACATACATGTTATTGACGTCAATCAAGAAAAAGACTTTGTTCTCATGTTTCATGACTTTCTTATCATTTTAATTACACAGGTGACAACGCCCCAGATAAGCAACTCTTGGCCTTCTTGTAGATAGATATTTTTATATTCTGGATTTTCTGCTTTAAGCCATTTTCCCTTCTCATCAATCATTAACCGCTTAACAGTAAAATCATCATCAATAAGCGCAACAACAATATCGCCGTGTTTCGCATCAAGACTACGATCGACAATCAATTCATCATCAATATCGATACCAGCATTTAGCATTGAGAGGGACGCAACTTTGACAATAAACGTGGCAGTTTCATTCTTAATTAAGTGCTCATTCATATCGAGCGCTTTATCTATATAGTCTTGTGCTGGGGAGGGGAAGCCTGCTGAAATCTTCTCTAGGGCATATGGCACAAGCATGTGAGTGGTCGGCATAACCAACTTGATAGACATCACATCAGATAAAACAATACCTTTCTGTAAATATGGTTTTATCTGGATAATGGACGGTACAATTTCGCTCATAGACTTCCCCTAACTTGAATATGTAACATATTCAAAATGATATTCTAGGGATGAGCTTAAATTCAAATTTAAAAAGTTGTGGATAAATAATGACTAGTCGTAACTTGTCGCCGACATTGGTGCATTTGGTCGGAAAATCAACGGCGCTAATTTGCAGTTTTCTTGGGTTTAGGGAAATAGTTAGCAGTAAATTCACCTAAGGGCATTTCAAAGAAAAATTGATCCGCATCTTCTTTTTTGCAGTTTAGCCAATCTTCTCGATATTCATCAGGAATAACGATAATCGATCTTTTCTCATCTTCCGGCTTATGGAACTGACTCATGAATGGGTGATTGTCTGCATTGATAGTTAGCATAGACATGGATCTAACTTGTTGTCCATCAATCACAGTTGAATCATAAATAGCTGCTACCGTAAAAGGGAGGCCATCTTCGCGGCATATTCCCCATCTTTCCGCTTTACCATTCACATATCTCGGTTCATAGATCTTTTCGACTGGTATAAGTGCAAACTGACTTTTAGCCCATGCGTGACGAAAGCTCGGCTTTTTATCTACTGTCTCAGTTCTAGCGTTGTATGTGTACTTTGAGAACTTCAAATCATGGTTCCATGGGGGAATCATGCCGAACTTAACTTCTCTCCATTCTATATGGCCATCTTTAGAAAAAATAAGAGGGCAGTCGTAACCCGGATAAATATCGGCTTTATATTCGAAAGTAGGTTCAAATAAATCTAAAAGGTGTACACGATCTTTTGATATTGGTTCGTAATTAGCACACATATTCTTAACCAACAGGACATATTTTAATCAACATAAATCCTTCTAGAACAAAAGTTTGTACTAAAAATGTTCAATAATTTTAGCTAAATACTTATTAAACAAAGCTTATTGAGTAACAAAAGAGATGATTTTTACGGTAGGAATTATTGCGGTATTAAACGGTACTGTAAAAAATACCGTAAAGATTGCGGTAACAGGTGGAACGAATTGAAACTTTATGAAACTAGTTAGAGTTTGTTATAGTAGTTATATCAATGGTTTTGGGAAGAATTGAAACCATATGAAACGAAAATTTGGTGCGCTCGGCG